CGGTGCCAACCTGTGCGGTGCCGACCTGCCTGATCTCACTTTCGTAATTCTGGGTGAGAAATACTTCATAAGTATAACGAACGGTGAATATGTACGAGCAGGATGCCAGAACCACACAGTTGAGGAATGGAGAAAATATAGTAAGCAGGAAATTGCTGAGATGGATGGTCGTAAAGCTCTTAAATTTTATCCACGTCTTCTTGACATTATCGATTTCTATATTGGTAAAGGTGAACGCCCGGATTGGTTAACAAGTAAAGAATATGCAGATGAAGTAACTGAGTAAGCGTATTTTTGGCAGCGAGACACAGAGGTGAATATGAAAAAGTTTAAAGGTACGCCAGGTCCTTGGAGCGGAAAGGATGTACGCATTTGCAGGCAAGATAGAGCTGGGTTGCAGCTTGGTTTTATCATGACCCATGACGAAAATCGCGTAGCTGAATGTGAGGCCAATGCACACTTGATAGCAGCAGCTCCGGAGTTATTGGAAGCGCTACAATTGCTTCTCAACTCCTGGTCAAATGGTAGTTCTAAAGATATTTCAAACGCTGAGAGAAAAGCTCGCTCAGCCATCAGCAAGGCTCTTGGGGAGGAGTGATGGAAATAAATAAAGAGCAAGCATCAGAAATTATCAAACTTATCGAACAAGCATTACTTGATGGGTTTGATGATGAAATTTTGGTTTCGCTACACGAAAGTCTTACCAAATTTGTCAGCGAATAAGCACCTAATGACCATTTTAATAGTGGTCATTGTGAGCAATATCGCTCGTAACCAAACGAGGACGACGACTCGTTCTGGTTAATCGAAAAATCATCCCTTGATGTTATTTGCCGCTCGCAGTCAGGGCGGCTTTTTTCGCATATCCACAGCGCTTCATATCGAGGCGTTTTCGCTATGCCAATAAATAAAAATGGAGAATCCAACGATGACATTTGCTATCGCGGGCGGTGCCGTCATGGGTATCGCCCAACTTAATGAATCACTTTTAGAGCGTATCACCAGAAAATTACGGGCCGGATGGAAACGTCTCGGTGAAATTCTTAATCAGCCAGGAGTGCCACGCCATGACCATTACGCCTGTTAATGGAACAATTCTTGTTCAGCAAGGAAACAGGGAGTTCAACAAGCTATATGAGAAAGTATTTCCGGATACAAAACAGGGAATGTCTGATGCTTATACATGGGCTGCCGGAATAGCTCTTGGTTGGGATAAGTGGCAGGACGAAGAATGGGAGGCGCGTCATGTTGCATGATTTTGATGATGAAGAATTTATTGCCCTCATTCCTCCTGAAATTGAGGAAGAAGTGGAGCAGCAAATTAACTTAGCCGCAGAACGGCAGAATCCGATTATTAGCTGGGATGAATTTGCGGGGTATTACTCATGAATCTGGATCTGTTAGATGAACCGTTCGCTGCTGAAGATATTGAGTGGCGAATACAGCAAAGCGGGAAAACACGCGATGGGAAGTTATGGGCTATGGTGCTGGCTTATGTCACGAACAGGGCAATCATGAAACGCCTGGACGATGTTTGCGGAAAGGCCGGATGGCGCAATGAATATCGCGATATTCCAAACAATGGCGGCGTTGAATGCGGAATATCAATCAAGATTGATTCCGAATGGGTAACTAAATGGGATGCCGCTGAAAACACGCAGGTAGAAGCCGTCAAAGGCGGTCGTTCAGGAGCAATGAAGCGCGCAGCCGTTCAGTGGGGAATAGGACGGTATCTGTATAATCTTGAGGAAGGATTTGCGCAGATATCCAGAGATAAGAAACAAGGATGGCACAGGGCAAAACTGAAGGATGGAACAGGATTTTACTGGCTCCCTCCATCGCTGCCGGACTGGGCCATGCCAGCATCATGCAATCAACCATCACCAGAAAATACCAACCAGAAATCTCCATCGGTTGACTGCGAACAAATCCTGAAAGACTTCAGCGATTATGCAGCAACAGAAACTGACAAGAAAAAGCTAATTGAGAGATATCAGCATGACTGGCAATTATTGGCTGGTCACGATGATGCGCAGACAAAATGCGTTCAGGTAATGAATATCAGAATAAATGAGCTTAAACAGGTGGCTTAATGAGAAGATTAAACATAACTCCAGCTGAGATGGAGTCAGTTTGCGGTCGCATGGTAGCTTGCCGTGCAGCAGAACATCTGGGCCTAAACATAAATCAGTTTTATTACATAGCAAAAAAACTGTCATTAAAAACGGCATTCGTTAAGCCAAGATGGAGCGACGACGAAGACAAAAGAATGCAGACGCTTATCTCATCAGGCTATACACAAAGAAATGTAGCAAAAATTCTCGGGCGAAGTGAAGAGTCGGTAAAAAGCAGGCTATCACGTTTACGAAAGAAATAACCCTATACGTACCACATTATTCGGATAACCTACCCTGGAGTAAATTATGCCAGCGCCTGTGTATGGTGCGGATGACCCTCGCCGCTGTTCCGGCAATTCCGTATCGGAGGTGCTGGATAAATTCAGAAAAAACTACGATCGAATAATGTCTCTACCGCAGGAAACGAAAGAGGAAAAGGAATTTCGCCACTGTATATGGCTTGCAGAGAAAGAAGAACGCGAGCGAATTTACCAGACATCCATCCGGCCATTCCGCAAAGCCACTTACACCAAATTCATTGAAACAGACCCGCGCCTTAAAAATTACCGTTCGCGTTACGGCGCTATCAGCAATAACTGAGGAATTCATCATGAGAGGTTTGTCCTACGACCCCGGCATCCTTCCATCGGAAATGATTATTCGACACCGCTTCAAACCCATCAACGATATTCCACGCGAAGAAATGCTTAAGCGAAATAGTTTCGGTTCTGTTAATGAAAACAAATATCTGAATGCAATGTTGCGGAGTGGGAAGAAATGAAAGAAGTGAAAATATACACGATTGTCAGTGACCAGTTATCACCACCAATAACAGGAGAATCATTCTGTACTGATATGGTGCGTCATAGTGATTATGCGGAACTTGAGGCTAAATACGCGGCGCTGGCTGAGGTGCGGGCAAGTGCAATCCCTGATGGTTACGTGCTTGTCCCTCAACAAATTTTCCTTGAGCCATCGGACATTGAGTTAATTTGTTCACAATGTGGTGACGGTCATGAATCCGGGTACGGTGATTTTACTGACGGACTGCTGTGGGTTGGCAACATTCAACGTGACGACGGCAGCATTGTTCATGGTCTGCATATCTCGTCAGCAGATTACACAGAAGAAGGCGGTGTAACAGTTTGCGAGTTCGCCGCCCAACCTCGTAAAGGCGGTGCGGTATGAACATCGACAAACGTGCGCTTCGTGAAGTGGCGGAGAGGGCGACACAAGGGCCGTGGGAAATGGAGCAGGAAAATATCTGGTTTACCGATGAAGATGGGTATACCAAACACCTGGCTTATGTGGAGCAAGGTGATGATGTTGATGATAAGCAAGACCATTACAACACTGCCTACATTGCCGCAGCCAACCCCGCCACCATGCTGGCGCTGCTTGACGAGAATATTCAACTCCAGCGGGAAAAAGACGCGATCGAAGCCGTGGCGCTGGCGCTGCGTGATGATATGCGACAGGCACGGGAGCAACTGGCAGCCGCAGAGCAGGAGCGGGAAAACTGGCGTATCAGCTTTGATAATGAGCGGTACCGCGCAGATAAGCTGGCGGCTGCATTAAATGCAGAGCGCGAGAAATTAGTAATGGCGAATCGATCGCTTATTACACAACACATCCGTGCAAACAGTGCCGAGAGTCGCATAGCAGAGCTGGAGGCGCGGACAGTTTGCCTCCCTAAACTTCCAGTTCTTGGCTCTACTGCTGAGCGGTACGAGGGATTTGCTGATGGTGCATCCAGCATGAGAAATGAATGTGCTAATGCAATCCATGCCGCTGGCATCAAGGTTGAGGGGGAGTGACCATGTGGCGAGGATTAAATCGCGGCGGCAGCCAGATGATTCTGACTTCCTACGAATACGATCCGGAAACCCAAAAATCTCAGTCTGTTTACCTTCTACGGCATCACAGCAAGGTTAAGAAGACCACGCTTGAACAGAAGCTGACAGTTAAGAACGACGCCTTCGGGCGGTTTAAGCCTTTCGTTGAACTTGAAGATTTTCCGGAAGGGCTTAGCGAACGCGAAGCAATGCTGAAATTAGCTGACTGGCTGCACCGACTTAGTGTGGCTATCGAAGATAACTGGAGTACACCATGACTATTACCAAAGAACGCCTGCTCAAAATTCAGCATTGGCGCGAAACATATGGAGCTGATAGCAACGTTATGCTGCCGGCAGAAGAGGCGGCAGAGCTGGCGCGTATCGCGCTGGCATCACTGGAAGTGGCGCCAGTTGGTGAAGTTTCAGAGATGCGGCGCGGTCTTGTTATGGATGGAACTGTAGATCTTGGTGGAAAATCAACTTACCGCATCATTAAGGGAGAAAAAGCGATGAAGCGGTTGCCGCTGGGAACGAAGTTTTATATCGCACCGCCAGCGCCGGTAGTTGATGCCGATCCTGTTGTGTTCACCGACGAACGAAATCTTCATCATATTGCCATGGGTCGAGAAACCTCTTTGATTTGGGGTAAACAAAACCAGGAGGTGGGAGATATCCCGCTCTATCGTCACGCCCAGCCTGTGCCGGTAGACAAAGAATTTATCCCTAAAAATCTGGACAAGGCGTTGGGTGTTGTTGGTGTTGCGTTACCTGAATCAAAGGAAGAGTTTAATTTCCAGATAGAGCGCTGGATACAGCGTCTCATTGACCGGGTTATTCGTTATGCCGACGAATTCAAAGAGCAGCCAGTGCCGGTAGTGCCGGATGATATCAGTGGCATCATTGAGCGTTTCCAGTATCAGGCTGACCATCTAAGTGAATGGCACCACATTGATGAGCATTCTTGCAAGGTCAACAGGCGTGACCTAATGACAGCGCTGGAATTTATGGATTCCTGTCGCGCCGCAATGCTCAACGGAGGTAAATCGTGAAAGAGAATCAAATCCGAGAACTGGTTAACGAGCTGCGTGATATTGCTATTGAGTATCACGGCACACAGCAGTTACGTGAACGAATTGCGCGTACAGTTCGCGCCGCCCTGCATCATGACTTAGAAAAACTAAACCAACCTGTAAGCCAAACTTACGAGTTGCCAGAATTAATCGAAGGCATGGAGGTGTCCATTGATGTCAGCACTTGTGATGCTGATGCCGGGAATCGCTATTTCGGTACTGTCACCGAGGTATCAGAACTGGACACAGCAAAGAATGGCTACATTCTTCTGGTTCAGGACGCTGAACCAAATTTCGATGTGAATGGCAACTCTCCGGTAATTCCGGATGGCTGGATAAGCTGTAGTGAGCGAATGCCGGATAATGATGAATCTAAACCCATCGCAATTTTTACCGGAAAATGTCTGGGTCAGGGGATGTTCGTTGCTACATACGACGATGATGGGTTCTTTGACTATTGGGAGGGTATGGAAATTATCGGTGTAACCCACTGGATGCCGCTACCGGAGCCACCGCAGGAGGTGAACCGTGGCTAACCTGCAACTTGCCGTCAAAGGTGAATACTTCGATGCCATGATTCGCGGGGAGAAAACGGAAGAGTATCGCTTGTGTAATGACTACTGGAATAAGCGAATTATGTTCCGCGAGTATGACCGACTGATTATCACAAAGGGATATCCAAAGCGCGACGATTCCAGTCGCAGAATTGATGTTCCGTACGACGGATATGAAATCAAGACAATCACACATCCGCACTTCGGTGATAAACCGGTAAAGGTGTTCGCGATAAAGGTGAATATCGGCAATGAATAACAATCCTCGCTCTCGCGGGGATTTCTTTTATCTTAACTCGCTACGGCGGGTTTTTTATTGGAGATAGATAATGTCAGATCAGAGCAAGTATTACGATTACTACATGGTTGAAGGTGATGATGTTAAGGAACTTATCAGTTCATACGATACCATTAACGAACAACGTAATTCTATCCTCCCAGCCGCAGCAGAACAGGTTGGTGCTATAGCATGGACAACAACTCGTAATTGGGGTGGCGGAGGTGGCTTGCTGCAAAGTTTCGTTTGGGAAAAAGGATATGAATTCCCATGCCAGATAACAATCAAGCGTGAAGATTTTTGGAATGGGAAGCGAGTTGTGATAGCACGAGGAAAGGGAAATACAAAAGAAGGCCGTGCATATAACAAGGAGCTTGATGCAGTTATCCACGAAGCTAACGTCAAGCTAAAAGCATTACCTGAGTGGAATGACTACATCGCTAATCATTACGGGATTATGCGTACAGGAATTGGTGGTCAATCGGGCCGTGGACTTGGTTTCGTTATGTTATCAACGTATGGCGGTAAGCACCCGAAGCGCAATGATTGTCTTATTTTTGCAATACCAAATAACAAAGAAGAGAGGCATGGCGAAGTTGTTATCCCTGACAGCTTCAAGAAAATAACTTACGGGAAATTCTACGACATCGCGAATGAAGTTGAAGAAGAAGCTGTGGAGTAATCATGGAATCACACAGCCTCACACTCGATGAGGCCTGTGCATTTCTCAAGATATCCAGACCTACCGCTACAAACTGGATTCGCACAGGCCGCCTTCAGGCAACACGCAAAGACCCTTCCAAACCTAAATCCCCTTACCTCACCACACGACAAGCCTGCGTTGCGGCACTTCAATCTCCGCTGCATACTGTCCAGGTGAGCGCGGGTGATGACATAACAGAGGAACTGAAATGTCACTATTCCGCAGAGGTGAAACCTGGTACGCCAGTTTCACATTGCCGAACGGCAAAAGATTTAAGCAGTCTCTTGGGACAAAGGACAAAAGGCAGGCCACAGAGCTTCATGACAAACTGAAGGCAGAAGCATGGAGGGTAAATAAATTAGGAGAGACGCCTGACATGACTTTTGAGGAGGCCTGTGTCAGGTGGTTAGAGGAGAAGGCGCATAAGAAGTCGCTGGATGATGACAAGAGTCGGATAGGATTCTGGCTCCAGCATTTTGCAGGGATGCAGTTGAAGGATATTACCGAGACGAAGATTTACTCCGCCATCCAGAAGATGACTAATCGGCGGCATGAGGAAAACTGGAAGTTAATGGATGAAGCTTGCAGGAAGAATGGGAAGCAGCCTCCAGTATTCAAGCCTAAGCCGGCAGCAGTAGCCACAAAAGCAACTCACCTTTCATTCATTAAGGCACTCCTCCGGGCTGCTGAACGCGAATGGAAGATGCTGGATAAGGCTCCGATCATCAAAGTTCCTCAGCCGAAAAATAAGCGTATCCGCTGGCTTGAGCCTCACGAGGCAAAAAGGTTGATTGATGAATGCCCGGAACCGCTAAAGTCAGTCGTAGAGTTTGCGCTTTCTACTGGCTTAAGGCGGTCTAACATTATCAATATGGAGTGGCAGCAGATAGACATGCAGCGAAAGGTGGCATGGATACACCCGGAACAAAGTAAGTCCAATCAGGCCATTGGCGTGGCGCTGAATGATACTGCTTGCCGGGTGCTGAAAAAGCAAATAGGCAATCATCACAAATGGGTGTTCGTCTACAAGGAAAGCAGCACCAAGCCAGACGGAACTAAATCACCTGTAGTGAGGAAGATGCGCTATGACGCTAATACTGCATGGAGGTCAGCATTAAAACGAGCAGGCATTGAAGACTTCCGTTTTCATGACCTGAGGCACACGTGGGCAAGCTGGTTAGTTCAGGCTGGCGTTCCGATTTCGGTATTGCAGGAAATGGGTGGCTGGGAGTCTATCGAAATGGTTCGCCGATATGCTCATCTGGCACCAAATCACCTGACTGAACATGCTCGACAAATTGACTCGATTTTTGGTACTTCTGTCCCAAATATGTCCCACAGTAAAAATAAGGAAGGCACGAATAACACGTAAGTATTTGATTTAACTGGTGCCGATAATAGGAGTCGAACCTACG